GGACCCGCAAACCGGGGAAGTCGATGTCGGTTCGGATGGCGCAGACAAGCAGCCCCCCCTAGCTGGCAGCAAGGGTACCCTAGCTACTGGCGAGGGTAGCCAGCAGCTAGGGCGGGGTAGCACCCCTGCTAGGGGCGGGGTAGCACTCGTGCCACCCCCTAATGAACCATCATCTAACCGAGAATCTCCCCCCTTACCCCCCTCCGGGGGGCGAGAGAGCGAATTGTCGGATGAGGGTGAAGGCTTGACCGAGCCGGAGCACTTCGCCGAGACGTGGCAGGAGTTTCCCGGCCATGAGGTGATGGACCGCCGCAAGGCGCTCCAGATGTTCAGCGCGATGTCGCCAGAGGAGCGGCTGCATGCGCGCCACGCGGTGCCGTTGTTCGCAGCAAGCCTGCGACGGCTTGGCAGGAAGTCAGTTCCGAATTGCGATCGATGGCTTCGCGACAAGCGTTGGCTGGAGTTCCCGGCACCGCAGCAGGAAAAGCCTCAGCTCGAACGCCGCTGGATCGCGAGTGGCAGCGCCGAGCATCGAGCGCTCTGTGTTGCCGCGGCGATCGCTGGCCACCCGCCGCCGGGTCTCACTGCCGACCGCGAGCGCGGCCAAGGGCTGTGGTGGCTTGGCGACGTTTCGCAGGACCTGATGGCGCTCGCCGCCCTCTCTGCCGAGCAGTCGGACGATTGGGAGCTGTACACGCCGCAAGAACCAAACTTCGCTGCATGGCGCGATCGGCTGCAAGGTTGGCTCGGGCGCCCGGTCGAGGCTCGGCCTGTTTTCCTCGAGGCATTCGATCCGGCAATCCACGGTCTTCCCGGTTCGCATCCAGATTTCAAAATGCGAAAGCGCACGCTTGGTATGCGCGCGCCGTTCCCGTGGCCTCCGCGACGGGACGGAACCTTTGGTAGCAGCGAGCAGCAGGCGGCATCTGCGGTGCGCGGCAATGGCAGTGGGACGGATTCGGGGGTGGCGACGTGACGACGGCAATGCTCAAGATCGGCGATGTGGTCGGCGCAGTGGATCGGCCGCGCCGGCGCGATTCCGGAAATCCATCGTGGCATCTGGCGCAAACCGAAACCGGGCGTGAGCAGCTCGCTTGCGAGCGTCTAGAAGCTGCTGGCTACGAAACTTACTATCCCATGATGCGGATCCTAAAGCCGGTCCCGCGCAAGCAGCTGTCGCGCAAGCAGCGTTTGCAAGGGGCGACGGTCAAGCGGCCGCAGCTCGTCACGATGTTCCCGGGTTACTTGATGGTGCGTTTTGATCAGTCGCTTGGCGGCTGGCACGAAATGTTCGAGTTCGCCCATGTCCGTGGTCTTGTCGTTACCAACGGTGTGATCAGGTCGATCGGCGACAACGTTGTGGACAAGCTCCGGGGGAATGAAGTCGACGGCGCGGTGCCTGGCGACACGCCAGCAGCTATCCTGCCGTTTCAACGCGGCGAGCAAGTAAAAATCAAGGCCGGGCCGTTTGCTTCCTTTCGGGGCGTTATCGAACGTCTGCCGACCACAAAGCTCGAGGAGCTTGACGAATCGACGCGCGTACTTCTTCTTGTTCACATCTTTGGCGGCGAAACGTCTGTTGAGTTAGAGATCGGCGACATCGAAAAAGTGTAGCCACCCTAACAGCCACCTTCGCAGCCACCCTGACAGCCACCCCGGTAGCCACCCGGATGGCAGCGCATGGAATAAGCCCCGGCGGAAACGCGCGGGGCTTTTGCTTTTTCAGTACATAGGTTGTGCGGCATTCCTTGTGTGGCTTGCCGCTGCCCTCCTTGGGCGTTTCCTCCCTAGACTTGGCCGCCTCGCAAAACGGGGCGGCCATCTTTTCCAGAGGCCGACACGGCATGGCAAAGCTCACCACCATCAAGCCGCGACTTGCCGGTCTCGTTCCGCGTCTCGGTTACGTGGTGGCCGACGAGCGATCACGATCGCGCTATCGCGATGCAACGCAAGGTTGGCGCGCTTGGTACAAGACAGCGCGTTGGCAAAAGCTGCGCTGGTCGATCCTGACCCGCGATCTGTTCACCTGCAAGATGTGCGGCAAGATCGAGGGACAGACGTCGCAGCTCGTCTGCGACCACATCGAGCGGCACGGCGGCGATGAGGCCAGGTTCTGGGCCGGGCCATTCCAGACGCTATGCAAGCCCTGCCATGACCGGGACAAGCAGAAGATCGAGAGGCGACATGGCTAAGGATCTCGGCGAGATCGCGATCGACGGCAACGAGCTGTTGGGCAGCATCCGCATTGGTGTCCGGATGCCCCGCGCCTTTGGCCTGCGCATGTGGATTGCCACCTGCTTCTTCAGGCTCGCCGGGTGGGCGAGCGGCATGAACGTCGTGGTTGAGGTCGGCGATGCCGACGCCACCGACCGATAACAGGTCAAGCACTATTCGGCGGCTCGTGGGAAACCTCGAGGCAAAATTTTTCGACCAGGTGGGAGGGGGGCATCAAAAGTCTGGATCGCCTCGGCCTCCAGACCCGCGCCCCCCTCACTGAGAGATTTTTTATTCCCGTGAGTAACGATTTTCCTGATGACAAGCCTGATGTCGACATGTTCGGAAATCCTTCGCTTCCGATACGTGATCGTCGCGGCCGTCCATCGTTTAAGAAAGACAAGGAAAATCAGGACTTTGTCGCTGTTCGCATCGCTGCTGGCTGGAGCCAAAAGCGCATCGCCGAGAACATGGGTATCGATGAAAAGACTTTGCGGAAGTATTTTTCCCGTGAGCTCGAACTCGGCGCGGTGTTCATCGAGGGTGTTGTTCTCGATGTTCTTCTGCGGCGCACGCGGGAAGGGCACGCGCCTTCTGTCCGTCAGTTGCGCGAGGTCTCGTTGGAGGGCCGGCGGCGGGTGGCTGAGAGGGACATGGGGTCTCAGCCGCAGGAGACAGAACGCCAGGAGAGGCCTGGCAAGAAGGTAATCGACAAGCAGCGGGCCATGGATGCCGACGCCGAACTGATGGCGGAATTGGAGCGCGAGGCGTCGAGCAATGCACGCCACTGATGATCTGCCGCGCTTCGCCTGTCCGGATTGGTGGGACCGAATCCAAGACGGGCAGACGCCAATGGCCGACGTTCCCTTTAATCAGGAAAGGGCGGCCAAGGCGCTCGCGTTCTTCAATCGCCTTCGACTTCCCGATGTCGCGGGCAATCCGCCGCTCTCGGAAGCGTGCGGAGATTGGTTTCGGGACATTCTGTGCGCCTTTCTCGCAAGTGAGGATCCGGAGACGAAGCAGCGGCTGGTCTGGGAGCTGCTCTGCATGGTTCCAAAGAAGAACTCGAAGACGACGTACGTTGCTGCACTCGGCCTGACCGCGCTGTTCATGGAGGAGGCGCCGAACCGCCAGATGCTATTGGTCGCGCCGAGTCAGAATATTTCAGAACGGTGCTTCGATCAGGCGCAAGGTATGATCCGCATCGATCAGCGTTTGAAAGACATCTTCAAGGTGCAGGATCACCTGAAGTGCATCACCCGGAACAAGACCGGGACCAAGCTGGACGTGAAAACCTTCGACACCTCGATCGTGACGGGCGAGATCCCGATCCTTACCATCATCGACGAACTGCACGAACTCGGAAAGAAGTCGAAGGCTGCCGCTGTCATGCAGCAGATTCGGGGCGGCGGTATCACCAAGCAGCGCGGCCAGGTGCTGATGATCACGACCCAATCGGACGAGACACCTGCCGGCATCTGGCGCACTGAATTGGACAAGGCTCGTAGCATTCGAGACGGGAAGGGCGGTTCGTCGCCAATCATGCTGCCCGTGCTTTATGAGTTTCCGGTTGAGAAGCAGATTGATCAGGAGTTTTGGCGGGATTCGCGGAATTGGGACTTAGTCCTACCGAACCTCGATCGCTCGATCGACCGGCAGGCGCTCATCGATGACTATGAGAACAATGGCAAGGTAACGAGGGAAGCTGAGCAAATCTGGGCGAGCCAGCATCTCAATATCGAGATCGGAGTCGGCCTTTCTGGCGATGGATGGTCCGGCGCGCTGCACTGGTCATCCTGCATCGATGCAACGCTAATCGGACTGAATCAGCTGCTCCAGCGGTCCGAGATCTGCACGATCGGCATAGATTGGGGCGGTGCAGACGATCTTGCCGCACTGTACGTGCTTGGTCGGGAGAAGACGACGAAGCGCTGGCTTGGATGGGGGCGCGCGTGGGCGCGGCCGACAGTGTTCGAGCAGCGCAAGGGCATCGCGCCGCGGCTCCGCGAGTTCAGCGAACATGGTGATCTGATCATCGCCCAGACGGGCGACGAGCAGGCCGCGTCGGCCGCAGAAATTTGCCGTATTGTGGCAGACACCGGCTTACTTCCGGAAACAGGCGGGATCGGTCTCGATAGCGCCGGCGTGGCGCTGCTTCTCGATGCGCTGGAGGCGGAAGGTCTTGAACAGCCGCGCGTCCAGGCGGTGACGCAGGGTTGGAAGCTTCAGACGGCGGTGTCGTCTGTTCCGCTGAAGTTGGAAGACCGGCGCTTTCTACATGGTGATCAGGCAATCATGGCGTGGTGCGTCAGCAATGCAAAACAGACGCTGAAGGGCAGCAACTACGTTGTGACCAAGGAAGTATCCGGAGCGGCCAAGATCGACATGCTCATGGCGCTCTTCAACGCAGCGATGCTCATGTTCCTCAATCCAGAAGCGCCCGATAGCGGCATGGATGATTATTTCAACAGCCTGGCAGGTGCGGTGTGAAACTGCTGCGCAACATGGCGCTCAAGGCCGCGGCCGCCGTCGTCCGCAACCTCAGCGTCCGCGAGCCGGATGGCTGGCATTCGGATGCGATGCGCGGCGATGCCGGCGAGATCGTGACCAGCGAAACCGTGCTCGGGCTCTCGGCGGTTTGGGCCTGCGTCAATCTGCTGTCGGGCACCATCGCGAGTCTGCCGCTGATGGTGTACCAGCGCGACGGCAAGGGCGAACGGATCGCCGCGCGCGCGCACCCGCTGTATCGCGTGCTGCATGACAGCCCGAATTTTGACCAGACCGCGCTCGACTTCTGGGAGTTCGTTTCGGCCTCGCTGGAGCTGTGGGGCAATGCCTATGCCAGGATTGATCGCGCGACCGGCAAGGTCGCCGGCCTCCATCCGGTCAACCCGAGCCTGATGGCGGTGCGCCGGCTTCCCAGCGGGACGCTGGAATATCGCTGGTCGCAGGACGGCCGCACCTATGTCGAGACCGACAAGACGATGCTGCATATCCGCGGCTTCGGCGGCAACCCGCTGGGCGGGATGTCGACGCTGCATTTCGGCCGCAACACCTTCAGCCTTGCGCGCGCGATCGACCGCTCCGCCAGCGGCATGTTCAAGAACGGCCTGCGGCCCTCGGTCCAGCTGGTGTTCGAGAAATGGCTGACGCCGGAACAGCGCCAGCTTGCCGAGACGGCGCTGGTCGAAAAGTACCTCGGCGCGGTCAATGCCGGAAAGCCGTATATTTCGGAAGGCGGGGCCAAGCTTGAGGCGATCTCGATCAAGCCGGAAGACGCCCAGATGCTGCAATCGCGCGGCTTCTCGGTTGAGGAAATCTGCCGCTACTTCGGCGTGCCGCCCTTCATGATCGGCCACAATGAGAAGACTACCAGCTGGGGCTCCGGCGTCGCGGAGATGGGCACGGCCTTCGTGCGCTACGTTCTGCGCCGCCACCTCAACGCCTTTCAGAATGAGAT